AACTCTCTAAACTGCTGATATATAGATTCCCTGTAATGAAAAAAAAAACACTTGCACCGAACCAATAGTTCACAGGTAAGGTAAGAAACTCATTTGCTCTATCTTCAATATCGTCTGCCTTATATGGTTTGATTGTGTATTTCCCCTTCTTCTTATCAATCACGGGACGATACAATACCGCCATTAGGTAATGGATATTTTCTTCAATCTTGTCTGATGCGAACACCTCCAAATCTACCCAACCACCCCAAGCAAGTTTTGTCCAATCATTTTCCAATCCATACTCAATCCCATTGTGTGTGAATATGTTTTGTAATTCATCTTTCATTGAATTATTTGTAATCTGTGAGGTAATGTACTCCTGAACAAAATTGACTTGTTCTAATGGTAAATCCTTCAACTGGTTGACTGGTATATCGGTGTATAATGATAATGTTTCTACCGAACTATTTTGGTATTTTTCTTCATTACTTTTTAACCTTTGGTATTGTTGAATTGTAAGGTGTGGTTTAACCTGAACAATCTTATCTTCAATTTCTAATTCTATCATATTACTGTTATCTTTCTATTGCCTTTATTGATGGTTGATTCTAATACATACCTGATGCTATCAATCGTGTGATTATTATCATCTTCAGGTGTATCAAGAAGGTTTCCATCTTTATCTTCTTTAAATCTATAAGAACCAAATTCACTAATGATATTCTTTGAAGAACCTTCAATAAAGATATGGTGTCTTCTTATTAAATCAATTCCGTGAAGGATGGATTTCTTATTTACTGGCTTTGCATTCCATCTATTCCTTTTTAAATCTTCAATATTCTGTGGGGATGCACTATCACACCATATTGTATCTGTTTTATCTATTCCAAGTCCATCTAACTTATGAACAATATCAGGCATGGTCATACCCTTAACATACATGAGTTCCTTGAAATAAAGGTTGTCTTCATCTTTATACACCTCAACAAATGCTGTGGGTGAATTATATCCAAAGTCCATTCCCCTACCAAGTAGTTTTAATCCTTCAGGTATATGTTCAATGGTGTTGTACTTGGTGAATACCAATTGGGTTGCAAGTCCCTTCTCACCCATATTGTAGATTCGGTATAAGTTTTCATCTTTGTCTTTAAGTGATTCAAGTTCCTTGATAATGTTTTTATCCACAAATGGATTATCCCTCCATGTAGTTTTAAAGTAATAACAATCATCCCTGTCCTGTAAGTCATATACCCAAGATGATAATTCTGATGGGTTTAAATCACAAATGATTTTATCTGCTGTTCTAAAGATTAACTGGTTCCAATCTTCAATCTTTAATTCATTGGATTCGTTACAATATAAATAATCCCTTTTAACCCCTCTAATCTTCTGTGGTTCATCAACACTCATCCAGTTGATTATGTTTGAACCTAACTCATAATAACCCTCTTGTTTGTGTAATTTGGTTGGGTCATACATCTCAAACATTTCCAATACCTGAATTAAATCCTTTAATACAGAGTTCTTCAATGATGGTAATGTTTTTCTGACAATTGATAATGTTTTGTTTTCCTCTTGAAGTAATTTATACACCCAATAGATTAGGATATTAAATGTCTTACCTGAACGAGAACCCCCTTGTGCAACCACAATCCTTTTACCAAGTTCATCTGACTTTAATAATTCCTCAAATACTATTGTTGTGGATATCTTCATAAGTTGTCTATAACTTTATCAAACCATTTATCAAGGTCGTAGTATCTTGAATTACTACCCTTATCACCATAATCAATTCCATTATCATTTGTTTTACCACCACCAAAATTACCACCCCCATATTGTTTAATGTTTGCATTTGGATTATATCCAGTTTTAGTAACACTACCATCATTTAACATATCATCACATACCAGTAAGTTTGGTGTGAATCTACCTTGAGTATTATATTCTTTAACATCGGGGTTTTCCCATGTTGTACCCAAGTCATAAACCCAATCTTTCTTTTCTCTTATTCTTGGTCTATCAAAGTTGATGGTTTCTTTATCACTATCAACAAATGGAATCCTTGTATCATCCAACCAACAAATCCCTTTACTGTATTTCATATATAACTTTATCAAACCATTTATCCAAGTCATAATACCTTGATGATGAACCACTATCACCAATTCCTACTCCGTGTGCTTGGGGACTATTACCAAATAAAGAACCAGTATGTTCTGTTGGTTTATAGGTTCTTTTACTTTGTTTTGTAATAACACCATCATTTAACATATCATCACATACCAGTAGATTTGGTGTGAATCTACCTTTCACATCAATCTCATTTAATGAACTTTGGAACTTGGTAATAGAACCTTCACTAATCTGTCCTTTTTCAGGCATCTTATAGTTTCCCTCTAATCTGTATTTTGGATTAGTGGCGGGGTTCTGTGTATCCTCAAATGGGATTTTACAATCACCTATCCAACAAATACCTTTTGAGTATCTCATAAGTCCAACTTTGTCTGTGTGTCTTTTGTTTCCTTAAAGAACTTAACTAATGATTCCCTTGAAACAGATAATCTTTCCTCACATATATCAAAGTATTCTTTTTCCCTTTCCACTCCGATAAAGTTTCTGTTGATAAGTTTTGATGCTATACCAGTCGTTCCACTACCCAAAAACGGGTCTAATACCCAATCCCCCTCCCTTGTGAATAAGGTGATGATGTAGGACATCAACTTAACAGGTTTAATGGTTGGGTGTATTGTCTTATCAGTTCCTAACATCTTTTCCTTCTTTGCTGGTTTTGGAACTTGAATAAATGGATAAGTCATTTTGATATTATCAGGTAATGCCTCAAAGTTTAATACATTATCAATATAACTTTTTGACCCGTGTGGTTTCATACCAATAATGATATGTTCCACGGCAGGTTTTGGTTGGAAACCTAATTTAGAACCTTCATACTTTTTGGCCAGGTCTGTTGCTGGTTCTGTAATATCAACCTCATCACTACCTGTACCCCAACCTTCTTTTGTAAATGCCTTACCAATACCACTAACCTTTTTACCGATGATATTACCATATACCTTTTCTACTTTGGATATATCTAAATCAAGTATTTCTATAAGTTGATTAACTTGTTCTATTGTTGGATAGTTTGTTCCACTTTCCCAATTCCATACACAACCAGTTACTCCACCAGTTTTACTTGGAAAATGTATTGCTACATCGTTGAGTGATAGTCCTTTTATTTCACGGGCTTCTTTTAACATAACCCCCAAATCCTTAACATAAGTTCCACCCCTTTTATCAATCATTTTACTTGTATCTGACGCTTTTGGAAACCCACTATGATAAGTCCACATAATAGGACTGAAACTCATATCAAACCCCGCATCTTCCAAGTCCTTAATCATACGATACAAGACATCACTACGGGGACTACTCATCACCGCAATAAATGAACCAGGTTTTAATACCCTGTAACACTCACTCCAAATGTCTGTTGGAGGTAAAACTTTATCCCACGATTTACCCATAAACTCAATTCCGTATGGTGGGTCTGTGGCTAACATATCCACACTATTATCTTTTAATTCTTTTAGTACATCAGCACTATCTCCATTGTATAAATGTTGTTCTATCATAATTTTTGTTCTAATCTTTCTTTACTAAACTCTGCGTATTTTTCATTTAACTCAAACCCAATGTATTGTCTGTTGTTACACCCCAATCCTGTGGTGCCTATTCCACTGAATACATCAAGGACTACATCACCTTCATCTGTTAGTAAATTGATGAAATATGTGGGTAATTCTTTATGATATGGTGCGGGGTGTCTAATGGTATTATCCCTTGATTGTCCTGCTGTTGGAAACCTGAATACATTATCAGGTCTAACTAATTCAGGGACTACTCTTGTTACAAACTCATCACAACTTGACCCCGTTGAATCAACCTGTTTATTTGTCTTTCTTATCTTAACTATTGGTCTTTTTCCATCAGCGGGTTCTTGTAATACCCTATCCATATAGAACTTTAACTCCTTTTGGTTTTTAACAAAATGGAATATAAACTCTGTATTGTTTCTAAACCTTTTCTTTGAACCATTTGGTATTCCGTTCATCTTATGCCAGATGTAGGTATCATAAAACTTTAAGTTGGTTTCCTTTTGACTGCGGTATATCAATTCATAGATAAAGGGGTTTCTTAACCCATTGGAACAATTATCATTTATGTTAAGAATAAATGAACCTGATGGTTTAAGAACCCTATGTATTTCATTGAATAAGGGTAATATCCAATCCACATATTCATTTGATTTCTTAATGGATATGTTCTTTCCGTAATTAACAATATCAGCATAGGGTGGTGATGTGATAACCAAGTCCACACTATTGTCTTCCAATGTCTTTATTAACTCAAAACAATCACCCGTTAGTATCATTGTCAGTTCCCATTTCTTTTCTTATGATTTCAATCTGTATTGGATTCTTTGTAGGTTCCAACTTTTCCCCTTGTGTAGTTACATCAATGTGTCTTTCTGATTTCCAATTCTGTTTGAACTTGTTTGTCATTATCACCTGCCATAATTTGGTATTAAACCCCGCACCTTCATTTTCTACCATTGAATATCTTGCCATTTCAAACCAAAAGTTTTCACATAGTTTTTGGTACTCTAGAAACGCTTCGGAATATTTTTTATTTCTTTTCAGTAAAGCGTGATGTCCATCCCAACTTATCCCCAATTCAATTAGGAATTGAGTGATGTGTTTTCCTTCCCTACCACAATCAATCATCATCTTGTACCACTCGGGGTTCATTGTCTTTTCCAATCTTGGTCTACCTACTGGGTTTTTGATTGGTTCGTTATCTTCGGGTATATTTGACATTATATAACTCAATTGCTGTTTTAATCTGATTTATTGCATCACCTATGTTTGGTGTAGCACTTGAATTGGGGTATAGGGTTGCATACGCCCCCATAATTTCAATCTTATCCAAGTCATTGAGGTCTTCTATCATCTTCTGTGAGATAATTGAATTAAAGACATTTTTACCCACTTGAATATGGTCAGGAGAATCCAAGTTATTTGTTACCTGTTTCCTTCCACCTTTACAATTACATCCCATGATTAATTTCTTTTATTTAATATTGTTATTATCGCTTGTTTGATATCTACAAACGCTTGTGCTATTTCATAATCTTCCCTATCTGTTGCATCTTCAATCAAAGGGTCAAACGCATCTAATATTTGAATTGGGGACATTCCCAAATCTATTCCTTGAAAGAAATATATCTCTGCTAACTTTGAAAGGACATTATCCTTTTCATATTCTGATAATTTAAAATAACCTTCCAATAATTCTTTTATATCCATAATAATATAAATATAAACAATTTTATTTAAGTGAAAATAAAAAACCCACAAGAAATGGGAATAACTTGTGGGCTTAAGTGTAAGGGGGTATGAGAAAGTTAATGACAACAATTTAAGAGAAGCCCACCCTTACATAAGATAAATATATCTTGGTATTGTATATCTGTAAATATTAGTTAAAAATTATGATAGGTATTGACTAATTAAATTAAATGTATCATATTTATCAGTATCAGGTCTGAAATGTCTTGATTCACTTGTTGGTAATTCAGGAACTTATATCCAACAACCATAACCATTCAAAAGATGATGTGGAGTGTAGTTTTCCTAGTCAATATCATTATAATTTAATGGGGGACTAGGGGGAACTTATCACTTTTCCATCCCCTTCAAGAAAATATTATATATATCTAGTTAAGTTCCTATTGACTAGATTATTTAATTAAGAACCTCTTTAATTAGAGGTTTTTTTATTTATACCTACTTGATACTATAAGTAAGATTTACTACTATTATACTTATGGAAAAAGATACAATAACACAAGTAGAAAATGATGAAAGATTTGCATGGTTCAATGGAAACAACAAGATTTCAATTGGGACTATTGATTTAAATGAAGATATATTATCAGATGTTCCTGATTATATTCAATTTGATTTAATTAAAGCGATGAAATTAAGAAATCAATTAAATGTTGCAATAAATGATTATTTAGAAACAATCAAAGAATTAGATGAAAACAATTAAATTACCTGAAGAATTACATTCAATCTTGAAGATGTATGCAATGTCTAAAAAAGTATCACTTCAAGATTTAATAGTTAGTATCCTTGAATTATCAATTAAGTCAAAAAAACCTGTAACAACCCCATCTGAATTAAAAGGTGATTTATTACATTACTACAAAAATAATACACATTATGTTGAATCAACAAGAACACTAATGCATTGTTCTTTAGAAGAAGCAATTTTAATGACAATGGATGCCGAAGAAGAGTTAAAAAAATACAATTGAGTATATTTATGATATATGGCAAAGAAACAATTTGAGCAATACCTTTCAAGAAGGATGTTAGGTAATGATGGTGGTTGGATTTATTTCTGTAGGGTATGTGGGTTATACCTTCCTGAATCACAATTCTACAAATCAAAGACAACAAGATGGGGTTTGGATTCAAGATGTAAAATACACCACTCAAGGAAGGACCCTGATGATGATGGGGAAATGAGTTATCTAAAACTCAATCCAATAACAGAAGATGATTTTATTGGAACACAACAAATATTAGAACGATTAGGTTACACCTTTACAGGACAAACAGTCCATGAACAATTTATGAACAAACACAAACTACAATGACAACAAAACAATTTCAAATTTTATCAACAATCTTTAACAAGACAACAAAGAAAAGGTTCTGCACCTTATCACCCAAAGAGGTATCACAAGCAAAGAAAATGTATAGAAGGGTTAAAGAACTACATAACCAAGATTACAT